GGGCACCCCGCTGGAATATTTTACGGGACCGCGCAAATGGCAGAGGGAAGTGCTTTCGGATCTCAAGGAGCACATCAAGCAGAACAACGGGAAACTGGATTTCGACACCTTCCGCATGGCGACGTCATCGGGGCGCGGTATCGGGAAGTCTGCGCTCGTCTCATGGCTGGTGATCTGGATGCTATCAACACGGATTGGCTCGACGACCATCGTGTCGGCCAACTCTGAATCGCAGTTGCGGTCGGTCACATGGGCCGAGATAACCAAGTGGCTGGCGATGAGCCTCAACAGCCACTGGTACGAGGTCGCGGCCACACGCATCATGCCTGCTAAATGGCTTACCGAACTGGTAGAGCGCGATCTTAAGAAGGGCACGCGCTACTGGGCCGTCGAGGGCCGGCTGTGGTCGGAGGAGAATCCCGACGCCTACGCGGGCGTACACAACTACGACGGCGTGCAGCTTATCTTTGACGAGGCATCGGGCATACCCGACAGCATCTGGGCCGTGGCAAGCGGCTTCTTTACGGAGAACACGCCTAACCGCTTCTGGCTTGCGTTCAGCAACCCCCGCCGCAACACGGGGTATTTCTACGAGGCCTTCAACTCCAAGCGCGACTTCTGGAAGAACAAGGTCGTCGATGCCCGCAGCGTTGAAGGCACCGACAAGGCGGTGTATCAGCAGATCATTGACGAGTATGGCCCCGACAGCAGCCAGGCTCACGTCGAGGTCTACGGGATGTTCCCCAACGCCAGCGACGATCAGTTCATATCCAACCTCGTTGTCGATGAGGCAATGAACCGTGAGCGCTATAAGGATCAAACAGCACCCATCGTCATTGGTGTTGATCCGGCGCGTTTCGGCGCAGACGCCACCGTTATTGCTGTACGTCAGGGGCGGGACATTATTGCCATTAAGCGTTTTCGCGGCGATGACACGATGGAATCGGTTGGACGGGTGATTGAAGCTATTGAAGAGTACAACCCGGCTTTGGTCGTAATCGACGAGGGCGGGCTAGGGGCAGGCGTTGTGGACCGGCTCAAGGAGCAGCGCTACAAGGTCAAAGGCATCAACTTCGGCAACAAGGCTAAGAACCCGCTTATGTATGGCAACAAGCGTGCCGAGATGTGGGGCGAGATGCGCGAATGGCTCAAGACCGCCTCAATACCTAGTGATCGCTATCTAAAAACCGACCTGATTAGCCCGCTCATGAAGCCCGACAGCAAGGGGTCCATCTTCCTTGAAAGCAAAAAGGATATGAAGGCACGCGGCTTGGCGTCCCCCGACGCCGCCGACGCAATATGCGTCACCTTCGCCTTTCCGGTCGCGCATCGGACCTATGTTGCAAAAGAGACTAAACGAGCGTATTCTGCCGGCAGCAGTGTAACCAATTCCTGGATGGGGTCTTGATATGTCCGTAAACACTAAGCCAATCGGCGTCGCGTATGAAGATCAAAACATCGTCGGGGCAGACAAGATCTACTCCGCAAACGAGTTGGGCTACACCGCCGACGCGCAAGGCGCGGTCACGCAGTTGACCGACAAAGCCACCGCCGTCACGCTCAACAAGTCGGCTGGCCGCATCACCATGAACGCCGCCGCGCTCTTAGGCAACGCTGCTGTGACGTTTAACCTGAATAACAGCCTCATCAGCGCCAACGACATCTTGGTTCTGAACGTGTCTGCCGGTTCGGTGGCCGATCCCACCACCTACACCACCTACACCAGTTCCTTGGGTGCGGGCGTTGCCGCTATCACACTGCGGAACCTTACGGCCACTTCGCGGTCGGAAGCCGTGGTCATCAACTACGCACTGATCCACTGCCTATAAGACGTTTCTCTAAAAGGTAAAAAGTAACGCGCATGGACAGCACGGGTATCATTAAGGCTGGCCAAGTAGCCAACGTCGGCGGCAATGCCGCTGAAAAAGGTAACAGCGACCGCCTAAGCACAATGCGAACCCGTCTGACTATGGCGATTTCGTCTTACAGCGAGTCGCGTGAAGACGAGTTGGACGACCTGCGTTTTATGGCGGGTAGCCCTGACAACCAGTGGCAATGGCCTGCGGACGTCTTGGCTACCCGTGGTTCGGTGCAGGGCCAAACGATTAATGCGCGGCCCTGCCTGACCATCAACAAGCTGCCTCAGCATGTGCGTCAGGTGACGAACGAACAGCGGCAAAACCGCCCTAGCGGCAAGGTCATCCCCGCCGACGACAAGGGCGACATTGAAGTTGCCGAAATCTTCGACGGCATGGTGCGCCACATTGAATATATGTCGGACGCCGACGTGGCCTACGACACGGCTTGCGACAACCAGGTCACTTACGGAGAAGGCTACCTGCGCGTCCTGACGGACTATTGCAGCGACGATAGCTTTGACCAAGACATCCTGATTGGGCGCATCCGCAACTCGTTCAGCGTCTACATGGACCCGACAATCCAAGATCCGTGCGGCTCCGACGCCAAGTGGTGCTTCATCACCGAAGACATCACCAAGGCCGAATACGCGCACCAGTTTCCCGACGCCATCCCCGTCAGTTCGCTCATGTCGCAAGGCGTGGGTGATCAAAGCATCGGCCAATGGCTGGGCGACAACACGGTGCGAATCGCGGAGTACTTCTACTACGAGAGCGAGCCTAAAAAGCTCAATCTCTACCCCGACAACGTGACGGCTTTCGAGGGCACGCCCGAAGACAAGCAACTCAAGGCCATGTACGGCAAGCCGCTGCGCTCGCGCACAGCCGAACGCAAAAAGGTCATGTGGTGCAAGACCAACGGCTTTGAGATCCTCGAAGAGCGCGAGTGGGCCGGCAAGTGGATTCCCGTCGTGCGCGTGGTCGGTAACGAGTTTGAGGTCGATGGCCGCATGTATGTGTCGGGCTTGGTGCGTAACGCCAAGGACGCCCAGCGCATGTACAACTACTGGGTCAGCCAAGAAGCAGAAATGTTGGCACTGGCACCCAAGGCACCCTTCATTGGCTACGGTGGCCAGTTTGAAGGCTACGAAATGAACTGGAAGACGGCCAACACCAACAACTGGCCGTATCTGGAAGTCAATCCCGACGTCACTGACGGCGCTGGCAACATGCTGCCACTTCCGCAGCGGGCGCAGCCTCCAATGGCGTCCAGCGGTCTCCTACAGGCCAAGGCGGGCGCGTCAGACGACATCAAGTCCACCACCGGCCAATATGATTCCAGCCTTGGGGCGACCAGCAACGAGCGATCAGGAAAAGCAATCCTTGCTCGCGAGAAGCAGGGTGATACAGGTACGTATCACTACGTAGACAACCTTGCTCGCGCTATTCGCCACATCACCCGGCAACTGGTTGATCTGATCCCCAAAATCTACGACACGCAGCGCGTGGCCCGCATTGTGGGCCTCGACGGCGAAGTCGGCATGGTCAAATTGAACCCCGACCAGCAAGAGCCAGTCAAAAAGATCCAAGACGAGAACGGAATCGTCCTTGAAAAGATCTACAACCCCAATGTCGGCAAGTACGACGTGGTTGTGACAACCGGCCCAAGCTACATGACCAAGCGTCAAGAGGCGCTTGACGGCATGGCGCAACTTTTGCAGGGCAACCCCGAACTTTGGCAGGTCGCAGGCGACCTTTTTGTCAAAAACATGGACTGGCCTGGCGCTCAAGAGATGGCAAAGCGCTTCCGCAAGACCATTGACCCCAAATTGCTGTCCGACGACGACAAATCACCCGAATTGCAGGCCGCAGAGCAGCAAATTCAGGGCATGGGCCAAGAACTCGACCAACTTCACGACGTTCTCAAGAACGTCCAGAACTCAATCGAGGCGCAAGACGTCGAGGTTAAGCAGTTTGAGGCCAAAATTAAGGCCTTTGACGCGGAAACTAAGCGTATTTCGGTCGTTCAGGCGTCTATGTCGCCCGAACAGATCCAAGATATCGTCATGGGTACAATCCACGCCGCAATGGATTCTGGAGACATTGTTTCAGGTGGACAATCTATGGAGCCACGTGATAACGTACCTGAGACCGAACCTCAGGAGCCTGCTTATGAACCAACCGAATTTGACCCAAGCGCAGGTGCGTGAAATGTTTTCTTACGTAGAGGGAAAACTTTTTTGGCGTAAAAAAACTTCGCGAAAAACCGTAATTGGTAGTGAAGCGGGAACCTTTCGCAAATCAGACGGCTATCGGCAAATTATGTTAGATCGACGTGTGCACCGTACGCATCGGCTAGTGTATTTATACCATTATGGTTGGGTTCCTGAATTGATTGACCATATAAATCAAAACCCTAATGACAACAGGGTTGAGAATTTACGTCCTGCAACCCGCGCCGAAAACGCATATAATTGCAAATTGCGACCGGATAACACTTCAGGCGTAAAAGGCGTCACTTGGTGCAAAAACAAACGCAAATGGGTAGCACGTATATACGCAGAAAAAATGTGCATAAATTTAGGTCGTTTTGCTGACGTAAAAGATGCTATTTCCGCAGTTATAGCCGCCAGATCCAAGCATCACGGCGCATTTGCGTCTGAAGGATTATGTCAATGAAAGAGACACCGGCAAACTTTATTGGATACCTATTCCTAGCGCGGGATGTGGCCCATTCTGTGCATCTAAACACACGCAGTTTTTCTAAGCATTCGGCTTTGAACACGTTCTACGACGAGATCGTGGACCTGGCTGATTCGCTGGCAGAGGTTTATCAGGGTGAGTACGGCTTGATGGGTCCGATCACTTTGCAATCAGCTAAGAAAACGGCTAACATTACCCAGTTCCTTGAAAACCAATTGAAGGAACTGAGAGAGTGCCGGTACGAGGCTTTTGACAAGTTGGATACCCCTCTTCAAAACATCGTTGACGAGATTGAAGCCCTGTACCGTAGCACGCTCTACAAACTCAAGTTTTTGGCGTAAATCATGCACGTAGGTTCTGTAGCAGAAGCTGTAAAGCTAAACAGCGCAGATGGTCAGCCGATTACTGACCTCAACCCGCTGCCCACGACGGGCGGAGGCGGGGGCGGAGGTGCCTTGGCCGATGTCCTGCTGACAGACGACACCGGCGCAATCTTTGTCAGCCGAGATGACGGCACGACTGTCACCTATTTCAACCTGAACACCAACGCGGTGTATACGCCCGTTGGCACCATCCTGCCTCCCGAACTGGTGGTGTCGGATGTCATTTCGGCGGAGTTGCTGCAAAGCCTCCAGACCCTCATGATCCGCTTGCTAAACGCCACCAACAGCCCCAGAGGCTACGATGTGGCTTTGGGCCGGAACCGGATGACAACGATCATTGAAAGCGGCACAGTCGGCACGGTAACAATAGTCGGCACCGTCGCCAACCAAACCTTAATGGGCAACCAGCAGGCTCAATTACTCGTTAATGGCCAGAATATGTCTGCGTGGGCCGCGACCGTCAGATCGAGGATCACATAATGGCTAACACGTTCAAGAAAGTTATCGACCGCTTGATGTGGGTGCAAACGTCGCCCACGCCAAACGCCACGGCAGCGGCAACCTGCCTTTGCTCCGACTTGCGCTCCGACCTGTCACGCAACCCATTTGTGTATCAACTGACAAGCGCCACGGTCCTAAACCGCTACAACATCGTCTCTAAGGCTTGGTCGTTTGTTCAATCCCCTGCGCTGGCAGGTACGTTCGGCGCGGGCGCTGCGATGGTGTTTGCGCCGTCACAAGGTCTAAAGGGCGTTCTCGCGGCGGGCAACACCACCACCAATATCGTTGTTTCCACCGCGTTTCCAACCGCTGTCGGCCTCAACATGCTGGCAAATCGCGGCGGGTCTGGCGAGTACGGGTTTAAGATCAGGATCATCGGCAAGGCTTCGGGTAAAACTGAAGAGCGCTATATCGTCGGCAACACGGCAAGCGCCACACCAACCATCACGCTTGACAATCCGCTGACGTTCACCCCAGCCACGGGCGACGGCTATGAAATCCTGTCTGGTCGGGTCTTCATGCTATCGGCTGGTGTGCTAGCAGCAAACGCTTGGCGATCTTTTGAGGTTGCTACCAACACCCTGTCAACGGGCCTAAGTATCGTCAATCTGCCCGCCACGGTCGGCACCGATACTTCGCTTGTGGCGCTGGATGAACAATACACGCCATTTGATTGCCGCCCCGGCGAGGGCATGGTGAAAGGCACCTTTGTCTACGACACCAACCAAAACACCCGCTCCGCACTAGCTGCGACCGCAGCCGGTGCTAGCAGCATCACAGGTCAAGCCACGGGCGGCGATGCTGTCGTGAAGGCTAACGAGTATCGCAACTTCCAAATCCGTATTGTGCAGGACTTGGTCAACGTCACGGCGGTTGGCCAACGGGCGATTATTGCTTCGCACACGGCGGGTCCATCGCCTGTCTACACGATGGGCGCGGCTTGGGCTGTCACGCCATCATCGTCGGCTAAATACGTCATCGAGCTTCCAAACCTGATCCTTGGTCGATCTACCGCCACGACGACGGTCTATACGTGGAACTACAACGACACGACGATCAACAACGGTACCAACAACATCGTGACTAACGCTTGGTCTACAACGTATTTTGGCGCAGCCCCTGCGGCTAACGCATCGGGCGGCATGTGGGCACCATCCTTCGGCATCCAGCCTGATCCAGCCCGCAATGCTCGCCAATCGTTCTGTTACTTCTTCCGAGGTGCCGCTCAAAACGTGGACGTGCTTGACATCGCTGGCGCAATCGCTGGGACATGGACCGGCACCGTGACTTATGACGGTGCGCTCACGCTCACGGTCGGCACTTGCGGCACCTACGCTCCATTCGAAAACGAAGGCCGGATGTTCTACATGAACATTTACGTGGCATCGGCGGCTAACCAGATTTACCGTTTTGACGTGCAGAACCGAGTGTTGTCACCCTTCACGGCGACCGATAACATTCAAGCCGGTACGGCGACGCTGGGGCAACGCATGGTGGCTTATGTGGCCCTAGACGGCACCGACACCTACGACGTAGTGCTGCTGGCATCCCACTTGTCCGTAACCACCCAAGAACTGATTGTGCTGGTGTAACCATGTCACTCGCGGAACTAATTTCAATCTTGTCTGCAACGCTGGCAACCCACAACGGGGCGATGGCTGATGCAATTAAGCGCGGAGACCTAAAGGAAATTTCTAGGTTGACGCCTATCATTTCTGAGACCGAGCGCACTCTAGTTCAACTTAGAACGCTGTAAACCGAGGCACTTACGCTCAAAGCAGTAACCATCAGACTTGGTTATCAGCAGATCACTTCGCTGTCCGCAGCGACCGCGTTGACCGTCCCGCAAGTGGACCTCAACGGCCTGAATGCGCGGCCTACCATCGCGCTGATCACGCCCGAAACGCAAGCGGTTCGCTGGCGCGATGATGACGTCAATCCTACCGCTTCAGTCGGTATGCCATTGGCCGCAGGCGTCACGCTTCAATACGACGGGGATCTGACCAAGATCAAATTTATTGAGCAGACCGCAGGGGCCAAGCTCAATGTCACCTATTACGCTTGAGGCATTGCCATGAACATCTCTAACGACGCCGGCGGAATCGACAGCAGCAAGTTTGTTGAGTACTTCACCAAGCATTTCTTGGTGGATCTGGGCCGTATGGCCGCGCTGCGCGACGAACTTGAGGCCCGCCAGGGCGCTATGAGCGCCGTTGATCAGATCAATGCCGACAAGGACGAAGCCAAAGCGCTGATAGAAAAGGCCAAGGCCGATTTTGCCGAACGCGACAAGAACCACAAAGAAAAATCCGCCGTTTACAAGGCTAGAAAGGCCGCGCTTGAAGAGGCCGAAGCCGATCTGGAAGCGCGTATTGAAGCGCTTGAAGCCTCGTCCGTCGCTCAAAACAAATCTCTGACGGCCCGCGAAGAAGCCATTGCAGTGAAAACCGCTGCCAATGAAGCCCTCGCGCTGACCCTCGAAGCCAAAAGCGAAAGCATCAAACAGGACCGCGAAGCGCTCGACGCTCGCATTGCAGCCTTCCAAGAAAAAGTTGCTGCAATTTCTGTTTGATGAGATAGCTATAACTACCGTACTGGTGCGTTACACCAGGTGTTCTTAGGAACCCTACATGACTGAGGAAACTCAAGTTTTCGACCAAGCGGAACTACCCGCGCCAGAACTGGAAGCCACGGCGGCACCTGACTCTGTAGACAATCAAACGCCGGAAGATGTTGCGGACGACGCGCCCAAGACCTTCTCTCAGGAAGACTTGGACAAAGCGATCAGCAAACGTCTTGCAAGAGAACAGCGCAAATGGGAGCGAGAGCAGGCCCAGCGTGCAGCAGATCAAGTCAGATCAGCCCCGGCTGATATGCCTTCGCCAGAGTATTTCGACACTACCGAAGCCTACGCAGATGCGTTGGCCGAACGTAAGGCCGAAGAATTGCTCGCACGGCGTGAAGCAGCACAGCAACAGTCTAGCGTCCTCGAAGCCTACCACGACCGCGAAGAAGAGGCCCGGAACAAGTACGATGACTTTGAACAGGTCGCGTACAACCCGAACCTAAAAATCACGGACGTAATGGCCCAGTCCATTCAGTACTCCGACGTTGGCCCTGATATCGCATATCACCTAGGGACCAATCCAAAAGAGGCTGATCGGATCTCCAAACTGCCGCCGATCTTGCAGGCAAAAGAGATAGGGAAAATTGAGGCTAATTTGGCCAACAATCCACCTGTCAAACGATCTTCATCTGCCCCGGCACCGATTGCACCTGTTACAGCCCGATCCTCTGGATCACCTGCCTATGACACTACGGACCCAAGGTCTACCAAGACCATGTCGGATTCGCAGTGGATTGAAGCGGAACGGCTGCGCCAGATCAAGAAGTACGAGGCGCAACGTAACCGCTAAGTCAGGAGACACGCTGTGTCCAACTCTATCCTTACTATCGACATGATCACTCGGAAGTCTCTGGAAATTCTGGAGAACAACCTGGTGCTCACTCGTAACGTGAACCGCCAGTACGACGACAGCTTTGCTGTTGAAGGTGCCAAGATCGGCTCCACGCTGCGTATCCGCCTCCCCGACCGCGCTCTGGTCACTGACGGTGCCGCCCTGCAAGTTCAGGACGACAACGAGCAGTACACCACGCTGACCGTCGCCAACCAAAAGCATATCGGCGTGAACTTCACCTCCGCCGAACTGACCATGCAGTTGGACGACTTTGCCGAGCGCGTGCTGAAGCCTCGTATTAGCCAGTTGGCCTCGTCCATCGACGCCGACGTCGCCAATGCGTACAAGGGTATCTACTCGTCGGTCGGAACCCCAGGCACCACGCCAGCCACCTCGTTGGTTCTGCTGCAAGCCCAGCAGAAGCTCAACGAAAACGCTGCCACGATGATGCCGCGTTATGCCACCGTCAACCCAGCCGCTAACGCTGGTTTGGTCGAAGGCATGAAGGGTCTCTTCAACCCAACCGACACCATCAGCAAGCAGTTCAAGAATGGCATGATGGGCACGGGCGTGCTTGGTTACGACGAAATCAACATGTCGCAGTCGATCAAGACCCACACCACCGGCGACTGGGGTACCGGCATCACCGTTACCACGACCATCTCGGCTCAAGGCGCGGCTTCGGTTGGCCTGTCGTTCACCGGATCTTCCAAGACTTGGAAGCAGGGCGACGTGTTCACCATCGCTGGCGTCTACGCGGTCAACCCACAGACCCGTGAAACCACCGGTTCGCTTCAGCAGTTCGTTGTGACTGCCGACACTTCCGGTTCGTCCACGGCCACTGTGACCGTCTCGCCAGCCATCTACACCGCGACCAACGCTCTGGCCACTGTGGACTCGTTCCCAGTTTCTGGCGCTGTCGTCACGATGCTGGGTTCGGCTGCTTCGCAGTATGCACAAAACCTCGTGTATCACCGCGATGCGATCACCTTCGCTACCGCCGACCTGCTGCTGCCAAACGGCGTGGACATGGCCTCTCGCGCTGTCCACAACGGCATCTCGCTCCGCGTTGTCCGTCAATACGACATCAACAACGACCGTATGCCTTGCCGTATTGACGTGCTGTATGGCTATTCTGCCATCCGTCCCGCAATGGCTGCCCGCATCTGGGGCTAACTTTTATGCCCCGGCTTAGGCCGGGGCGTAATCCTCTTTTTCTTGGAGAAATATCATGGCGCTTCCTAATGGCACCGGCGGTTATCAAGTTGGCGACGGCAATCTGAACGAGGTTATCCTCGGCGTTCAGCCTGCGCCCACCACCTACACCGCAAACGCGACCGCCTCTTTGACGGTCACGGATCTCGAAAACGGCTTGGTTGTCTACACCCAAACCAACGCCAACAACCTTCAACTTCCATTGGCTACTGCCGTAGAAGCTGAAGTCGGCAGCGCGAAGGTCAGCAGTTCGTTTGACTTCTTCGTCATCTCCACCAGCACCGGCGTCGGCACGCTGACGGTCAACACTGGCTGGACCTTGGTCGGTTCGGGCGCTACGCCTGCTTCCGGCGTGGGCGCACACTTCCGCGCTCGCAAGACCGGCGACAATGCGTACACCGTCTACCGCATCGCCTAAACCAAAGCCGCCCTACGTCATTGTGGCGTAGGGCGATTTGTTTTCATCGGGAATTTCATGCAAATCTACCTTCGGCATCCGGTCCACGGGACCAAAATCGCTACGCTTGAGATGGAAGTTGAACACGACAAAAAGCTCGGATGGTCGGTGTACGACCCAGAAGCCTTTATCGAACCCGAAGTTTCTGCTAATAGTCTAGAAGTGAAGAGACGCGGACGACCTCCGCTAAACGCAGGGGCCTAATATGACCACGGCAGGCGAACTGATAAACGGCGCTTTGCGGCTGATCGGTATGCTTGCCGAAGGTGAAACCCCTTCTGCCGCCACGTCTCAAGACGCTCTTGTCGCTATGAACCAAATGATTGATTCGTGGAACACTGAGCGCCTGTCGGTCTTTTCGACCCAAGATCAAATCTTTACGTGGCCCAACAATCAGGTCCACCGCACACTTGGCCCTACGGGCGACTTTGTGGGCAACCGCCCCGTTCAACTTGATGACTCTACCTACTTCAAAGATCCAACCACTGGGATCTCGTATGGCATCAAGATTATCAATCAGCAGCAGTACGACGGCATCGCCGTTAAGTCCGTGACCAGCACTTTTCCACAGGTCATGTGGATAAACATGGATTACCCCAACATCGACATGTACGTCTATCCCGTGCCTACCAAGGCGTTGGAGTGGCACTTCATCTCGGTCACGGAACTAGACCAACCCGCCACGATCTACACAGACCTGACCTTTCCTCCAGGCTACCTGCGGGCGTTCCGCTACAACTTGGCCTGCGAGATCGCGGCTGAGTTTGGCGTCGAGCCATCACCGCAAGTCTCACGGATCGCCATGACATCCAAGCGCAACATCAAGCGCATCAACAATCCTGACGACATCATGTCGCTGCCGTACAGCATCGTCGGCACTCGCCAGCGGTTCAACATCTTCGCAGGGAATTACTGATTATGGCTAATGTTAAAATCAGCGAGCTACCCGCAGCCACAACGACCGCCGGCACAGACCTGTTTGCCATCGTTCAAGGCGGCGTAACGAAGCAGTTGACCAACACGCTGCTGTTCACGGCTGCGACGTTCACATCGCCTACGTTCATCACCCCTGCCCTTGGGACGCCCGCCAGCGGCGTTATGACCAACGTGACGGGCTTGCCCCTCACCACGGGCGTGACGGGCCTCCTGCCCCTTGCTAACGGCGGTCTAAACGCCAGCACAGCCGCAGGCGGACGCGCAACAATCGGCGCGGCTGCATCCGGCTCTAACTCCGATATCACTGCACTCACTGGTTTGACGGTGCCTCTGGCGACCGTTGCGCTAACATTCGCCATCGCGGCGGCACTCTAGGAGATTATCATGGCCGTCACGCCAAACTCAATCGTTACACCTCAAACGCCTATTGGTGCGACCGCTGTCGCCACCACGGCCAACACGACCTATACCGATACGCCAACCAATACGGTGCAGCTTCTCGCCGCCCAAGCTAACGGTGCGCGGATGCAAAAGCTAACCGCACTGGCACGGGCCACGGTGACGGCAACGGAATTGCAGTTATATGTTTCGGCTGACGGCGGCACGACTAAGCGTTTCATCGGCTCTAAGCTAATGGCGGCCTACACCGTCGCAGCCACGACCGCCCAGACCATTATCGACTTCGGTTACACCGACGCATCGCCCCTGATCCTGTCGGCTTCCGAAAGCCTCTGGGTGGCGATCAGCGTCACTAACACCGGCATCGTGTTCCGCACTGAAGGCTACGCCTACTAATGCAAAACGCCCCCGCCATGCTAGGCCAAAAAATGATGAACCGGCAGGCCCCTTATGGGCCTATCGGCATGGTTTCGCAGAATATGAGCGGGAATAAGAAGGGGGCGGCTGCGGGTGGTGGTGGTGGTGTTGGGGTGATTGGGTTGAAGTTTGACACGGCTACTGCTACGGCGGGAGTTACGTTTTCTAATAGCAATACTACGGCAACAAACGCCTCTGCCGGAGCCATTACATCAGCGAAGGCAAACGCGGGAATTATTCCCAACACTACAAACTATTGGTATTGCGAATTTGTTGTTGGCAATGCCAATCAAATGTTTTTTGGTTTTGGTCTGCCTACTTTTGTTTGCAACACGACAAGTAGAGTAGGCTTTATTGCAAACACTATATCATATGCTCCAAACGGTTTTGTTTACATAGCCGGAGCAAGCGCCAGTGGGCAGCCAACGGCCACTACCGGAGATGTGATTGGGCTTAAGCTGGACGTTTTTAACCCCGGCGCAACATTTACCGTAATTAAAAACGGTGTTGTAATTATTAATGCCTTGGATGTTTCAGCGGCAATTACAGATAATAGCGTTGCTTGGACCCCTATTTGGTCCACAAATCAAATTGGTTCTGTTGGCACAATTTCCAACAACATCTACTCCTACGCGGGCTACACACCAATTGGCTCATCTGCCACGACCATTGCAGCCTCCGCCTCAGTCCCCGCAGTAGCTGACGGCGCTTACGACGTCTACACGTTCAACGCTTCTGGCACGTTTACGGTGGCGTCTACGGGGGCGGTTAGGGCTTTGGTGATTGCTGGGGGTGGCGGCTCAAGCGGCGGCGGCGGAGGCGGTGCAGGCGGCTATCAAGAGAAGGGCGTTGTCACTACACCTCAAACCTACACGGTTACGGTTGGCGGCGGTGGGAACAACGTTGCGGGGTCTAATAGCTCTATCGGCGCGGCGTTAGTTTCGACCGGGGGCGGCAACGGCAACGGCTCCCCCGGCGGAACGGGCGGGTCTGGCGGCGGCGGTGCGGGAGGTTTTGGAGCAACGGCACCATTCTCGTTTACCGGAGGTGCAGGCATTGCCGGTCAAGGAAATAACGGCGGAGGCGCTAGCGGAAACACTACAGCGGGCATAGGTCAAGCCTGCGGTGGTGGCGGCGGTGCCGGAGCCGTTGGTGGTTCGGGCACTACAAGTAATGGCGGTGTGGGTGGTGCGGGGATATCATCAAACATTACGGGTACTGCGGTCACTAGGGGCGGTGGCGGTGGCGGTTACGGAGATGTTACCCCCGGAAGCGGCGGAGCAGGCGGTGGCGGTGCGGGAGGACCGGGCGGTGCATCCGGCGCAGCAAACACCGGCGGGGGTTGTGGTTACAATCAAATAGGCGGCTCCGGCGTAGTAATCATCCGCGTTCGAGCGAGGGCGTAATCATGGCGCATTTTGCACGGCTAGGCGCAGCCAATGTCGTAACCGAGGTTTTGGTAGTCGATAACGCCATCCTTGGAACGCCAGAGGACGAGCGGCTTGGGATTAAGTGGCTTGAAGACTTTGACACCCTGCGCGGGCTATCCCACGCTCGCTGGGTCCAGACGAGCTATAACGGCAATTTTCGTGGCCGGTATGCTGGGATTGGGATGACGTATGATACAGTGCTGGACGAGTTCATAGCACCGGACCCTGCCCCATGAAATCCCCCATTCTTGGATCGACCTATGTGGCCCGCAGCGTAAACGCTGCTGACAATCGCATGGTCAATCTGTTTCCAGAGGTTATTCCTGAAGGAGGCAAGGAGCCTGCGTTCCTAAACAGAGCGCCAGGTCTTCGGCTGTTGACGGTCTGCGGAACAGGTCCAATCCGAGGGATGTGGCAGGCAGGCACCTACGGCTACGTCGTGTCCGGCACGGAACTCTATCGTGTCGATGCGGCATGGACAGCCACCAAGCTAGGTGACGTGACAGGCACCGGCCCCGTCTCTATGGCCGACAACGGCATTCAAATCTTCATCGCCTGCAATCCAGACGGCTTCATTTACAACATGATTACGGGGGTCTTTCAACAGATCACCGATCCTGACTTCCCCGGCGCAATCACGGTTAGCTATCTTGATGGCTATTTCGTGTTCAACGAGCCTGACAGCCAGCGGTTCTGGATCACGGCGATCTTCGACGGCACGGACATAGACGCTCTCGACTTTGCTAGCGCTGAAGGTTCACCAGACGGCATCGTGTCGATCATAGTTGATCACCGCGAACTGTGGCTTTTTGGAACCAACTCAATTGAGGTTTGGTACGATTCCGGCAGCGCGGACTTTCCCTTTACGCGCATCCAAGGCGCGTTCAACGAGATCGGTTGCGCCGCGCCCTACTCGGTTGCCAAGCTAGACAACGGCCTGTTCTGGTTAGGCTCAGACGCCAGAGGTCGCGGTATTGTCTACCGCGCCAACGGCTACACCGGCCAGCGCGTCAGCACCCACGCCGTCGAGTGGCATATCCAGCAGTACGCGCACCTTGGCGACGCTATTGGCTACACCTATCAGCAGGACGGCCACGCCTTCTATGTGCTGGTCTTCCCTGACGCCAAGACGACGTGGGTCTACGACGTCTCGACCGGCGCGTGGCATGAGCGGGCCAGTTGGATTAACGACGCCTTTGACCGGCATCGCGGTAACTGCCAAATGGCATTCGCTGACGAGATCGCCATTGGCGACTTTGCAAACGGCAACGTCTACGCTTTCGATCTTGACGTCTACGCCGACAACGGCGACGTCCAGCGGTGGCTTCGTAAATGGCGGGCGCTGCCGACCGGCGAGAACAACCTAAAGCGCACGGCCCAGCACGGCTTGCAACTCGACTGCGAGACGGGCGTTGGTCTGAACGGCATTGACCCTAACGACACTTTCTACCTGATGACGCAAGCCGACGATTTCTTAATGACGGAAGCGGGCGACTATCTTGTATCGGATTTTGTCGGCACGGTTGGCTTTGATCCTCAAGTTATGCTGCGCTGGTCCGACGACGGTGGCCATACGTGGTCCAACGAGCACTGGCGCTCAATGGGCAAGATCGGCCAGTACGGCTACCGCACGATCTGGCGCAGGCTTGGCATGACGGTCAAGCTACGCGACCGCGTGTACGAGATCACCGGCACAGATCCGGTTAAGATTGCAATCATGGGCGCCGAACTACAGGTCAGCCCAACCAATGGCTAACATCACCCAAATCCCCGCGCCGCGCGTTCCGATCATTGACGAGCGCACGGGCTTAATTTCGCGTGAGTGGTTCAGGTTCTTCAACAACCTGTTCACCCTGCTTGGTGACGGCTCGACGGACGACATCACGCAGTTCCTGCAAATCTCGCCTTCGTCTGAAGTTTTCAGCGTTTCTCAGTTGGCCGAGACAGCCAAGTCCATAGAGGCGCTTGACGTAGGCCCGGCCTATACGCCGCAACTGGCTCGCTACGTCTATGGCGCG